CCCCTTAAGGGGCTTTGCTAGTATTATGCCCTTCTAGGGCTTACTCAAGCCACCGGCTCAGCCGGTGGTTTTGACTGACGTTGTTTCGTAAAATATAGGGGCGAAATGCTTGATGTACGACAAGATAAAATGTCGGTATTGAATCCCTTGCAACACACACAAGGCTTATTTACTGGAAGGACTGGATGGCATTATACCGCAGTCCTTACAAAACAAAATATGGGATATGATCTGGCAGAGGTGGGAATATTATGAAAATCTTTGCAGTCAGAGATGAGGACAATACAACTAATAAGGCGGTTGCATATCTGTTCTATTATGAAAAAGAAAAGCGCTTTTATATTGAATTGCCAGAGGAAGCCGACCCATGGGAAACGCCGCTGATCCTCTCGTCTTTTTTGAAAAAAGGGCAAAAAACAATTAGCGCTTATTGGAGCAGAATCTGGGTGCAGCAGAGAATTGTGCCGTCTGACCGACAGAATCTTGGCATGATCCTGAGAGATAACGGACTTGACTTTTATGACGAGTATAAGCTGCTGACGATGACAAACGGACGCTGCTCACAGGATAGCTATTATTTGGAGCCGATTTCGGAGAAGGATCTTCCGAAGGAATTTGTGAAACGAAATCAGCAGAAAGTAGAAGACGTTATCCCGCTGCCAGAAAATCAGTTGCTGGTGTTTTTCCGAGATGGATGCGTGAAGAAGCATGATTTAGTGCAGTTGGCAGGTACAGATAAGCGGTTTGCTCCGGTGCTCCGGAACGAAAATACATTTCGCGCCGTTAATGTGGAAACGGATGGTTATGGTATTTGCTGGGGAGAAAACCTGTGTATTGAATGCGGAAAGCTCTATGCGGCAGGGAAAAAGGTTCCGTTAAGCATGGAAGAGTTCAAGTGCTTCGTAAGAGAACGTGTAGTTGACTCGGCTGAGGCTGCAGAGGAGCTGCATGTTCTAAACAGAATGTAGATGATCTTGCGAAACGGGGCAAACTCCATCCAATTAAAGAAGGCGCAAAATATCGATTGTTTCTGAAAAGTGAAGTAATGCAGCGGAAATGGAAATAATGCCAGGTAAAAGCTGTATGACTTGGAGTAAAGGAGCTGTATCACAATGGAGTCACTCTGGCTGCAAATTTGCGACATTCAAGGTCGCCTCTTTAAGCTTGCATGGAAAGCGGGTTACGACAGTGAAGATTTTATGAAACAGTTCATGCGTTCCAGAGTTGCCCGTGATCTGGATTCAGAGTACAACCGAATGCAATGGGCGGGAGAAGAATATCTTCTGGAAGAATTTGCGGACGAGTGTCCACGGACTATAAAGGGAAATGCTCAATATGATAAGGAAGTTATGTATTGGGCGGGCTATCTTTACCGATATTGGCACATTCTGACCAAGGAATCAAGCAAGGAAATTTATGCGCAGGCTCCGGCAAAGACCATGAACACCAATTATTTGATGTTCCACACCATGGCTCCAGAGCTGGCAATTGAAGACTTGAAAGAGCTACATCAACAAAAGAAACAATCTAAAAAACAAAAATTGAGAAAACCAGAATAAAAAATAAACAGTGCGGGGTGACATGATGCCACTCCGCACTGTTTTGCTTAGGTAAAGGACTTGAGCACTTCTTTCAGTGCTTCACGCTGTTCAGGGGACAGACGGGCCAGAAGTTCTAAAAACTCCTGCTGTTCCTCCAAAGTAAGCCTGTTCTCCGGCTCAGAATGATTTTGGCGGTTCATAAAAGATACTTGCTCCTTTCGGCAAATCCTGTTCGGCCATCAGTTCGGCACGAATCTGACGCTTATATTTATAATAGGTGTTACGGGCAAGACCGGTGAGCTTCATGCACTCGGCATCGTCGAGTGTGCCGCCGAAGGTCTTGCAGTGGGTGCGGATAATCTGCTTGGCTTCTTTGGCTTTTTTCGTTTCAAAACCAACGCCTTTTTTGCGGCCAACTTGCTTGCCGTTCAACCGGGCAGTCAAAAGGCCCTCACGGGTACGCTGGTGCAGATCGGCAACTTCTTTTTCGGACTGCTCAAAGGCCAGCTTGATCTGCTCCTTTGCCAAGGCCATCAGATACTCGTTGATGCCCTTTAAGATGAAGTCCACGTTTGTCCCTGTCATGGCAATGCTGCCAGACAGGGCTTTTTTGTAGGTCTCGGTGTCGATGTGGTGTTCTTTCAAGAACACCAGCCGGATGCCCTTATGATAGAGGTCTTCGTACAGAGCAAAACCTTCTTCTGCATTTCTGGACATCCGGGACACAGAATCGAACACCACCGTATCCCCAGATTTCAGAATCCGATAGAGCTTCAGCCATTCCGGGCGAAAGATAGACGTGCCGGTATAGGCTTCCTGCACGATATGGGCGGTCGGGTATTCGGCCCTGATGTTGCGGATCTGACGGTCAATGCTCTGCTTTGCCGTAGAGATGCGGCAATAGCCATAGATGTTCATGCGTCTCCTTTCTGGCTTAAAGATAACGAGCGACATTTTTAAGACTGTGTTTTGCACCTTAAAATGGCCTGAAAACGGCTGATTTTAATACAAAACAGAATATACGGTATTTTTAATACAGTTTTAGTGGGCATAGGCAGTCATAAAATCAGAAATGGTAGTGCACGGTTTGTGATTGGTGGTGCCCTCGCCATCCAAGGGAGCGTAGTTCCAGTCGGTGTCCTCGTCAATATATCGCCGCCCATCGTCCGGCAGTTCCAGCGGTTCCGCAAGAATGATGGTGCCCCAGTGGTTGACCATCACAAAGGGTGCGATCTCACAAGGGATGCCCCGGCACTCATCATCGTGCCGGACATCGTAGGCGTACAGACCATCCGGGACAGTATCTCTCTTGATGCGGATGCTGGTGAACAGCGCAGGCTTTCCACAAACCGTGATTTCCTCGTAACGTTCGGTCATTGCATTAAAGGTCATAAGGCGTTCCTCCTTAAATTTCAATGATAAAAGCTCTGAATTTCTCTTTGTAGAAATCCATTGCACTCTGCGGCAGAGAAGTCATATTTCCTTCGTTGTCGCATCCGGACAGAAATCCCGGCCCGGCAAGAACATCGGCTCCATCCCACAGCGGACGATTGAGCGGCAGGCCAAGCAGCTTGCCTTCATCATTGCAGACCAGTGTGACCTCTGAACCGGTGTCACGTAAGGTGATGCATTCGATCAGCCCGCCTACAAAGTTCTGCATGGCTTCAAGGGTGTTGTCCAACTCGATCTCTTTTGGCAGCTCCATTGGCAGGAGCGCAAGGACTTTAATTTTTTGCGCTTTCATTGTGTGCCTCCAAATAAAAACAGGACAATCCAAATGGATTGTCCTGTAAAAAGTGAAGGGGAGCATCCGAAGATACTCCCCAGTAGATAATTATTTTTTCCTTACCATACAGCGTTTCTTGAAGAATGCGATGCCATAGCAGAGAATGTCATCGTAGTCGTCCCGGAAGTCCGCTGCATACATCCGGTCATTGATCTGCTGAATGGCAGTATCACAGGCATCCGGCAGAGCATCCAGAGTTTTGGCATACTTGGCTTCAAAAATTGCCACACGGCCATTGCGGATATCTTTTACAATGACATCGCTGCGCCCCTCGCCATGCTCTTTGTTGGATTCTACCACATAGCCAGCACCAGTAAAGATGCCTGCAAGGAAAGCGTGGTAAAAATCCTCCCGATAGTCATGGTAGCTGATGGTCATACGCAGCAGCTTTGTCATTTCCTTTGTCAGAGCTTCGTTGTTTCCGCTCCAGACTGCATCAAACAACGGGCTGCGGTTCCATGCCTTTGCACTGTCATCAAACCATTTGCTTACAGTGGTTTCAAAAATTTCCCGAATCTCTGCATTGGGAATCATCAACGCAGAGCAGCCATCCGGCAGCGAATCCGTCAGATCCTTATCCCGCACCTTGGTCAGATAGCCTGTCAGATACAGCACACTCCAAAGATTTTCCTCAGAGGAGTGTAGATAATCGTAGGTCAGGTTTTCTTCAATATGCTGAACAATAGAGTCACCAGCCATCAGAGTTTCGAGCTTCGTGGTGATACTGTCACCTGCATAGTCGATAAAAGAACGGATAATAGCATTATCGCTGGTGTTTTTCCAATAGCTTTTCGGCTTCTGCGCTACACCATACTGGAAATCCCGCAGATAACTGATCACATCCCACGGACAATAAATGTCTGCATCGCCAAAATGATAACCGTCGTACCATGCCTTGATTTCAGCAGACTGCGATTCAAGACCAGCATCTTTCAGCATTTGATCTACATCTGCCTGTGTGAAACCAAAGGATTCGCTCAACCGGGGAGAAAGAATCGTATCCGAAACGAAATTGTTCGTCCCTGTAAAAATGCTTTCTTTGGCAATTTTCAGGCAGCCAGTAACAACAGCAAAGTCGAGGGAGGTGTTGTCTTTGAGCGTGGTGCTCATCATAGCCCGCATCACGTCCAGCATCTGCGAATAATATCCGTTGCTGCTGGCTTTGGCAATGGGAACATCATACTCATCCAGGATGACGACCGCCGATTTTTTGAAATGGATTTCCAGCATCCGGGTCAACAGCAAAAAGCAGCTTTTTGTTTCATCCATTGATGCAGTGCGTCCCAGAATCCGCTTAAAGATGCCTTTGTCATCGTCGGAAATAGCATCGTCATCCAAAAGAAACTGATAATCCTGAAATGCAAATGCCAGTTTCATGCACAGCATTCCGTAGGCACTTTCAAAGGCCAGACCGTCCGTATCCTTGAAAGAGAAAAATACCACAGGACACTGGTTCATCCATTTTTTGCAAAGTTCTGTATTTTTGGAAATCGCCAATCCCTCAAACATCTGCTTGCTGTCTTTGCGGATGTCCAGAAAATTTGCGAGAGTGCTCATACCAAGGGATTTTCCGAAGCGACGAGGGCGAGTAATCAATGTTACTTCAGCGATACCTCCGCTAAGAAGTTCAGAAATCAGATTGGTCTTGTCGATATAATAATACCCGCCTTCTCGAATCTTCTCAAAATTCGAGATTCCGACAGGAAACTGCAAATCTGCCATGCACTGCTCCTTTCTGCTCACAGATGTGAGCTTTCAGAACTTACTACTGTAAGTGTACCATGAAATATAGAATCATACAAGAATCAAGTGACATCGAAATAGAGCGGTTTTATTATGCTACGTTCAATCTGGTTGCCTTATAGCAGTCTGCGCACATCCCCTCATGGGTGGCTGCAAACTCTGCCGCCTGCATGATGGAGCCGTCCTTCAGCTTGACCCTCTTGATGGGCTGGTTGCACCGGGCACAGATGCAGGGCACAGGCGGCTGTTCCGGCTTTTGGCTGGTGGATTTCGGTTTCGGCTGCTTTTGCGGTTCTGCCTCCGGCTGCGGTGCGGCATCTTCCGGTAAATCCTCTCCGGCATAAACGTACAGGCCCAGACCAAACATAGCAAGGTTCTTCACTAAGCACCGCATGATAGCCTTGTTCACATCGAACATGGATGCTGCTTCTACGGTGCGCTCTTCCATGCCGACCTTTTCACGGCGGCGGGTCTGAGGATTGTAGTCCCATTTCGGGGTGGTATAGGTGTAAGGCACAGCTTTCATGGCTTTGTTTGCGCCATCCAGTACAGGCAGCCACATTTCGTGCGAAACGCCCTCAATCGTGACCGAGGTGTACACCATGAAGCCGGTTATGGGATCATAAACATAGGGCAGGCCGTTGAATTTCTTGACCTCATAGCTGGCAGAAGGATACAGCTTTTTCACCTCCGCCCAGGCATACGCCCAGCTTACATATTTCAGCTCGGTATTGCCGGACTTCTTGACTTCCAGATGATCTTTGAAGTCGATAGCAAATAATTTTACGAATGGATTTTCCATAAGAATGCCTCCAATTCTGATAAAGAAAAAAGGCACAACAGTGTCAACTGTTGTGCCCCATGATGTGAAAATTACGGATTGAGCAGAAAATCAATGATGTTTCGATGAATGATTCCGTTTCGGCTTAAATTCACCAAATCACCACTGATAACATACTTAGGATAGTTGTCGTGCAGCCGCTCAAAATTACCGAACTCCCGTTCTTCATCGGCGGGAGTGATCAGGTAAGCAACCTGAATATAGAGCTTTTCATCTCCACGGTAGCAGATAAAATCAATTTCGGTGTCGTCCAGCTTGCCGACCTGAACTTCATAGCCACGGCTCCGCATTTCCAGATATACGATGTTCTCATACAGCTTGTTGCTGTCAAGCTTTTCGCTTTTCTTGATAACGTTCCGCAGGCCAAGATCGACTGCATAGTATTTTTCTGTGCTGGACAGGAGTGCTTTTCCTTTGATATCATAGCGGCGTGCATTCAGAAGGATAAAGGCTTCCTTGAAATAATCAACGTAGTTCAGTACGGTAGCAGTGGTTGTCTTGATTCCTTCCGAAACCATGCGTCCACTGATATTACGGGCAGAAAACGGATTGCCGATATTGTCTAGCAGGAATGCAAGGACATTACGTAATGCGGTCTGTTCGCGAATATTGTGGCGCAGCATGATGTCACGGACAATGATAGCCTCGTAAAGATCGTCCAGATAGGTGGTGATTGAATGATCGTCAGGGAGGAAGAAACGCTGCGGAAAACCGCCGTACTTCAAATAGTCTGCGAAGAGCTTTTCATCCGAAGTATAGGTTCCGTTTTCAACGCATTGCTGTTTTGCTTCGGCCAGCGAAAAGGGGAAAACCTGAATCTGGATGTATCGTCCGGAAAGATAGGTTGCCAATTCGCCGGAAAGCAGCTTGGAATTGGAGCCGGTCAGGTAAATATCACAATCGAAATCGACACGAAGAGAATTGATTGCAATCTGCCAGCGCTCCACCTCCTGAATCTCATCCAGAAGAATATAGATTTTGCCGGTGCAGCCTTCCGCTTTTTCTGCGATGTAGTCGTAAAGCGTTTCTGCAGTACGGGTGTTGCGGAAGCGCATGGACTCAAAATTGGCCTGAATAATGTTCTGTGCGGGAATGTTGCGCTGGAGGAGCACGTCCTTGATCTGACCGAGAAGAACTGTTTTTCCACAGCGCCGGATTCCAACCAAAACTTTGATCAGATCCTGATCGATAAAAGGAATGATCTTATCCAAATAACTTTTGCGCAGAACCATCGTGCATCACCTCATATTCTTATCTTAGCATACAATTATTGTTGTGTAAACAGTATGGTGCTTTTCTATTAAACAAAAATGGCTGAAGCACAAATTTTGTGTGCCTATAGGCGTACAAAAATTATGCTGCATGGATAATGGTAAACCTGCGACTGCTCACATTTTTACTGTACTGATTAAAAATGTCAGGCTGTTCCTTCTTCAACCGCTTGGAATCCACACGTTTACTTTCGGAGGACACCCAAGACACCTTATAGCCCGGTGCTGTGCCATAGGCAGCATCCTGCATTTGCAGCTTGACCTGTTGCTCGATGGCAGTCTTTTCCTGCTCCAGCTGTTCGATCTGATCAGAAAGCTCCTGCCGCTTATCTAACAGGTCGCGGATGGGATTCAGATCGGCAGTTTTGTTTCTATCATCTGCAGAGTACAGCTGATTGATCTGCTGTGTATCCCCCTCGCTTCCGGTAGGTACAGGCGGAATTTCGGGCATTACGTTGTATTTCCAGAAGTGCTCTTCTTTGGCAATGAGGTTGTTCAGAACTTCTTTGTCGGTTGTGATCTTGTGAATCACCAGTTCTTTCCCAAAAATCAGAGCAGCAATGTACCAGCAGTCAAAACCGCTGACAGCCAGATAGTGATTGACCTGAGCCATGTAATGTGCAGGGATTTTTCCATCAGCCCACTTGTCCGCAGAAAACGGCGAGACCGTCTTGCACTCCAGTCCGGCCTTCTGCCCAACGATCAGGCGGTCAAAGTCTGCCAGAAGCAGCGGATGTTCCTCGCTCTGGTAGATGGCATTTGCCCGGCGTACCTTCAGACCGGTGGCCTCGGTGAAACGCTGCGCCACATAATCCTCCAAATCACGGCCCTGCCGCATAGCCTCATTATCGATGTTCTCAATAGTTTCGCTGTTTTTGTCGCAGTAAACCTGAAAAGCAGAACGATAGGGATTTACACCCAGAATGGCACCTGCATCGGTGCCGGTAATACCGCACTTGCGGTAGCGGAGCCAATCCTCTTTGGACAGGTTCAAAGTTGAAATCAATCTTTTCATGCGCTTTGCATCCTTTCTTTCATAATAGATTCGGCAAGAATGAAGTCATATTCCACCAAGTCTTTCATGATGGTGGAAAAGTCGGCAGCTAACGAATGGCAAGAGCCAACCCACAGGTCATAAAGAAAATCCAGAATATTATTTTGCACCCTGAGATGGTTCCAGTAGCGCTCCTCCAGTCTGCCCTCGGATTCCAAAACAATAATGGCGGTGCTGATGGTACTTTTCATCGTGATCTCATAAGCCATGGTAACGCTGATTTCAGAAGCACTCTTCTCAACGTTGTCAAAAAATTCCGTGAATTCCCTGAAAATGCGATTATTTACATCATTCATGGCTTGCTCCTTTATGCTGCGGCCAGCACCATCTTGTAGGCTTTGTCGATCATCGGGTTGCCCTCTGCGGTGCGCAGGAACAGGTTCTCGTTATAGTTTTTGGTCTTGCGGAGAGGATCTGCGTGGGTAGCAAAATCAGAGACTGCGTTGATAAAGCGCCAACCGTTTTTGCCGACCCATTCCAGATCCGGTGCGTTATAATAGCGAGCCTTCAGATCTTCCTGCAGGCGCAGGTTATTCTTCCGCTGGCAATCGGACAGGTCCTCAGAAGTCGGGAAAAACTCATTGATGAATTCCTGCACCTTGTGATCGGATAAATCAATACGAGCCAGCTCTTCGCCACGGTTGCCGAGTTCAACCATATAGTTGCTGGCCAGCTGCAGGGTCTCACGGGCATCCTGCACCCGCAGCAGAACATTTTCGGTGTGGCGTGCAGTCCAGCTGCGCTTTGCGGTATTCAGCGCAAGGTTCAGCGTGTTCTGGCAGACCACACGGATCGGAGTCATGGCCACTTTCACACCAGAACTTCCGTCATGACTGTTGAAGATCACAAGATATGGTACTACTTGATCTCCAGCGATAAGATATTTCCTCGGAAGCCTTGCCAGCATCCAGACCTTCTTGCCGCCCTGCAAAGAACCGGCAGTTTCATAGGTAACGCCCTCACCCAGCAGGTCATCGGTGAACTGAAATGCTTCTTCGTTCTGTACAATGCGGTAGCGGTCAGACACCACGCCCAGAACAGCTTCATCGGTGCTGCGGACATTGGCACGATAGCCGGGGATCATAGCACCCGTGCCGGAATAGATATTACGGCTCTCCACCTGCCAATCCAGACCGGCCAGTTCCAAGGCTTCACGGCTTGCAGGGGCATCCATGATGATACGGCCAAGGCCGTGCCATGGGGTTTCACGGACAGAGAACATCGTTTCAACATTTGCGGGCATAGTAAAATCTCCTTTTCAGTGTATTTTGCTCAGTCGTTGTTTTCCATTTCTTCAGCGATGCGGACGAGGACTTCCACCAGGACGGTGCCAACCTCTTTGACGATTTCGGACCAAAAGTTCATAATGCTTTCTCCTTTCTGCGCAGCTGCGCTTTAAAATACGATGGTAATAATGATAGTGATGGTGCGGAATAACAAAATGCTCACCTCCAGACATAAAAATAGCCCCTGAGTCTTTCGACTCAGAGGCTTTGGATCATGATTATTATATCTGGGTGAAAAATGGAAATTTATGAATGGCTGTTGCAGAGTGCGCCTTTTAGCGTAGGCTAAAAAAGCACAATGGACACGAGTGCAGACAATCAACTCAGAACTTTTCTTTGATAGAGCGTCCGGAACAAGTGTGCAGCCCGGTACTACGGACAACATTTTAATTTATTGGAAACTGTCTCTAATAGACAAAAAACATTTTGAACGCACAATTTTTCGTTTACTAAAAAACTGAAAAGTGCTATAGAAAATAGAAAAAATATAATATTTAATAGAATTTTTCACGCGGGAGGCAAAGACGATGGCAGTATCGTACAATAAGTTGTTCAAGCTGTTGATTGACAAGAAAATGAAGAAGAAAGAGCTGTGCGAACTTGCAGGGGTCAGCATAAGCACCATTGGCAAAATGGGACGTGGAGCGCCTGTTTCCATTGAGATGGTGGAAAAAGTTTGTCTTGCGCTAGGCTGTACGGCTGACGATGTATTGGATTTTATTCCTGATGATTTGGATAAAGAGACAACTGATAGTGTAGAATAAGGATGGTGGCTGAATGGGAAATATAATACAGTATCGGTTGCATCAAGCTGAAAGTCAGGTAGGACTGATGAGACCCGTCATCTATTGTGATGAAAAATACTGCGAAGATCTACACCAGGTTGCATTGAATGAGAAACTTGCGGCACTGCTCATCAAAATCAATCCAGAACGAAGAACTTTGAAGATTGAACGCTGTTTCCAGAAAGTCCTTGCTGATGTTCCGGAAAACAGTTGTATCCGAAATTTTGACGTGCTGTTCAATCCAGCATACAAGATAGATGTACTGCAACTTCTTACAGTTGCGAACCGAAGCAAGGCATTTTCTGTTTTGTGGCCAGGAACTGTGATAGACGGAAAATTGGTTTATGCAGAAGATGGATATGATGACTATAAAGAATACGATATAGAGCAATACGACATAATCTGTGTTGTTTGAGGGAGGATAAAACGGTGAAGTACTCTGACTTGATCAGCTTTAACCCGATTGAGGATGTTATTCAGCTTGTGACAGCGGATGACAGCAATAAGGCACGAGAGTATGTGAAAACATACATAATGTCAGACGCGATGGTACAGAGCTTGAAAAGCCCTGTGCTAGAACAGCTTCAGATGGATGAAGTTGTTGACAACAAGGGTGTCCTCGTTGTGGGTAACTACGGTACTGGTAAATCGCATTTGATGAGTGTTATCTCAGCAATTGCAAAAGATGCTGATAACTTGCAATATCTCCAGAATAAGAAATTTGCTGAAGAAATGGAATGTATTGCAGGTAAATTTGAAGTCCTTCGCATCGAAATCGGCGGAACAAGAATGTCCCTGTATGACGTGATCATGGGATATGTTCAGGATGACTTTGATGAGCGTGGCATTGATTTTGATGTGCCAGAGTATAATAGTGTACGAAGCCCTAAAGCTGTTGTCAAAGATATGATGGCAGCATTTTCGGCAAAATATCCGGATAAAGGCTATCTGATTGTTGTAGATGAGTTCCTTAGCTACTTATCTTCTCGGAATGAACGTGAAATCGTTTTGGATCTGGAATTTTTCCGTGCGCTGGGTGAGATGTGCTCCAAGAGCAAGCTTCGAGTTATCTTTGGCGTACAGGAAAAGATTTTTGACAATCCTCGGTTCAGTTTTGTATCGGATAATTTGAAGCATGTCTCTGATCGTTTTACACAGATGATCATCACCAAAGAGGCAACATCTTATGTTGTGTCTGAGCGTATTTTGAAGAAAACGCCGGAGCAGAAGGCTTTGATCCGTAAGCATCTGGAAAAATTCTCGATGCTTTACACAGGCATGTCTTCCCGGATGGATGAGTTTGTGGACCTGTTCCCAATCCATCCGTCCTACATTGACGTGTTCAACAAAATTTACCTGATAGAAAATCGACATATTCTGAAAAACATCTCGATGACAATCCGCGACATTTTTAACCGTGATGTGCCAGAGAACGAGCCGGGCATCATCTCTTTTGATAATTATTGGCCTGCAATCAAATCCAACGGATTGCTCAAGAGTGACGTAACCATCAACCGTGTTGTTACTGCCAGTGGACAGCTGGAGGATATCATTAACCGTGCATTCCCTAAACCCGCATACAAGCCGCTGGCAATTAAAATTATCTATGCACTGAGTGTCCATCGTCTGACTACGAATGGCTTGGATGTACATTTTGGACTGACGGCAGAGAACTTGAAAGATGATCTTTGCTTGTTCCTGACGATGCCGGAGCAGGATGCGGACTTCTTGCTGGCTCTAATCAAAACTACGTTGAAGGATATTATGACCACGGTATCCGGTCAGTTTATTATCTATAACGATGCTAATAACCAATACTACATTGATGTGGATAAGGTTGTTGACTATGATGAGAAAATCAAACAAAAAGCTTCCATCATGGCAGATGGCGAGCTGAATCGTTATTTTTATCAACTGATTTATAGCTGCCTTGATTGGGACGCAAAGCAGTATGTTCCAGGATTTGAGATTTACCAGCGTGACCTGAACTGGGACAGCCATAACATTTTCCGTGAGGGCTATCTATTCCTTGGTCTGCCGGGAGAGCGCAGTACTGCACAGCCGGAGCGCGATTTCTATATCCATATCATGCCGCCATATAGTACCGGCAGTATTGCGGTGAAAAATCTGGAGGACGAAGTTTACTTTTTCTTCAAATCTACCGCAGAGTTCAAGGAAATTCTGGGAATCTTCTCTGCTGCGAATGCACAGGCGCAGATCAGCGAAGGCAAAGATAAGGATGTGTATCTGAACAAAGCAGCGATGAATCGCAAAAAACTGATCAAGCATCTGAGTGAAAACAAAAACACTTGCTTTGATGTCCAGTATAAAGGGCAGAAACGCAAGATGATTGAAGTGCTCCGTGGACGTTATAATCGGGATATGGACTTCAAGGATACTGTTGATCTGGCAGCTTCCTTGTGCCTGGATGAATATTTCTGCGGCAAGTATCCGGATTGTCCTATGATGAAGACGAAGGTAACCCGGAAGAACATAGAAGAAAATGTTCGGCAGGCATTTGATTACTTTTCCGGTCGTAAAACGCAGATTGCGACCTTGATGCTCCAGAGTTTTGGCGTTCTGGATGGCGATAAGATTCGACCGGAAGGTTCCAAGTACGCAGCCTACTATATCAATCAACTGAAGCAGTTGCCGCCGCAGGGCGTTATCAATTATTCGGATATCTTTGATGTCAAATATGATGACCAGTACGAAGATAAGCATTTCAAGATCAACTATCTTTTTACACCGATCATCTTTTTGTCCATGGTATATGCGGGCTATGCAACGATGACTTTGCGCAATGGCACTGTCCTGAGTGCATCGAATCTGGATACGGTGCCTCGCATTGGTGCTTTGGACTTGTATGAGTTCAAATATCTGGCACGACCTGCACAGATGGCAATGGCAGAGCTGAAAAAGCTCTTTGATGTGCTGGAAATCAATCCGGTTCTGCTGGACAACCCGAATGATCGTGATGAGGGTGTGAAGCAGTTGTTGATAAAAGCGCAGGAAACGAGCAACTCTGCTGTTCTTGCGAACCAGAAACTGAACAATGGCTTTGAGCTTTGGAATGAACCGCTTGTGGATGCGCAGCATCTGATTGCTATGCAGAAAGCCTGTGCAGCAGTTAAGGATGAATTCAGCAATTATTCCGCTCGGTTCAATACTCCGGCGAAGCTAAATAACTTCACGCTGACCTTTGATGAAATTGATAAGCTGGCAGGGCAAATTGCATTGATCAAGGCAATTACGGAATATGTAACCTTCAAAACGGATTGTGCAAACAATGTCTCTTATATGAGCAACATTGAGTTCATCGACCTTGGCGCAAATTTCAAACAAAGACTGGAAGCGGCAAAAGACGAGTTTCGCTCCGCGCGTGACAGCATCCTGACCGGTGCATCCGGCGAAGCAGCAGCGCAGAAGGTCAATACCGCGCTGGAAAAGGTCAAAGAAGAGTATATCGGCATTTATTTTGAAGAACATAAGAAAAAGCGCCTGGACATTGACGATGCAAAGCGACGCGGTAAATTACAGGAGAGCCTTGCACTGGCAAATCTGCGAAAGCTGCGCGGCGTTGAAATCCTTTCGGTAGCCAAACTGACAAAGATCGAGCAGGACATGGCAAACCTGAAGGTCTGCTATGAGTTGACCCCGACCGAACTGAAAACAACCCATATCTGTCCGCATTGTGGCTATCACCTTGGTGATCCGGTGCTGAATGTTGCAGGTCAGCTGGACAATCTGGATATTCGGATTGATGATCTAGTAACGGAGTGGACGCAGACTCTATTGAATACGATTTCTGACCCGATTGTGGCAAGCCAGAAAGAGTACTTGAGTGCAGAACAGCAGAAAGCGATTGATGACTTTACTGCATCTGGTACTTTGCCGAAGCGTGTTGACGATTTCTTCATCAAGGCGATTCAGGCATTGCTGAAGGGCTTTGAACCTGTGGTAGTGGATGCAAAAGATTTGATGGACAAGCTGACGAAGCTGCCGCCGATGGATGAAGCTACCTTCAAACTGAAACTGAATGAGCTGATTGCTGGCTATACCAAAGGCAAAGACGAAGGTAAACTCCGCATTATTGTCAAATAAGATTGTGCAAGTGCCGCTTGCACAATTCAGAAAACGAAAGCGAGGAAACAGCTGTGGAACGCAGAAAGCTGACCAAAGAAGATATAGATAAAGTGCGCAACATCGAAGGCTTTCCTATCGGTGCGGATGATGATATCATTGCACTTTCGGATGCACCGTTTTATACAGCCTGCCCGAATCCCTTCATCGAGGACTTTATCAAGGAGTATGGTACTCCTTATGATGAGGCAACGGACGATTACCATAGGGATCCGTTTGCGGCAGATGTAAGCGAAGGCAAAAGCGATCCGATTTATATGGCACACAGCTATCATACAAAAGTGCCGTATCGCGCAATCAGACGCTATATTATGCATTATACTGATCCGGGCGATATTGTTTTGGATGCATATTGTGGGACCGGAATGACAGGCGTTGCGGCGCAGTCGTGTAAAAATGGAAATGAAATGCTTTCGCTTTTTGATTTGAATGAAACCATTGGATCAAGAAAAGTGATCCTGAATGATCTGTCTCCCGTGGCAGCTTTTATAGCATACAACTGCAACAGAGAGGCAAATGTATATGAACTCCGAGAGGAAATTGATCAATGGCTGAATGAAGCCCAAAGAAACGTTGGCTGGGTTTATGAAACCGTACACTCCGGTATGCAGAAAGGGACGATCAGTTACTCGGTCTGGAGCCAATCTGTAATTTGTCCGCATTGTGGGCAAAAGGTGCTTTTTTATGATCTGGTTACGGCACCTGGTGTAAAAGCAAAGGACAGAGCGGTTACATGTCCTCATTGCGGAATGCGGGCAGATAAAGCCGATTTTATAAAGAGTGTTGAGCCTGTATTTGACACGGCTTGCGGTGAAACTGTTGAGCGAATCGAGCGGCATCCAATCAAGATCTTTTATTCCTTTGCAAGCAAAACATATGAGAAAAAACCAGATGCGGAAGATCTTTCCTTGCTCGAAAAAATTGAACAAGCAAGATCCCAAAAGTATCCTACAGAAAAAATGATGTTCAAAGGAAGCGAATGGGGAGAATTCTGGAGAGCGGGATATCACACAGGCATTACAAGAGTACATCATTTTTATTCCAAAAGAAATCTCATCGTGTTGGCGGAACTCTTTGAGAATGCTTCAAAATACAAGTATGAAAGCATGCTCAAAGAGCTTGTGATTGCATCACTTCCACGGGCTTCTATCCGCAACAGATTTATGCCAGAATATGCAGCAAGACATGTGGGAACGCTGTCGGGAACATTGTATGTTCCACCCATGTTTGAAGAAAGCAATCTGCTCGAAGCAATCCGTGGACGCTCAAAGAAAATATTAACGGCTTGCGCGGGGCTTGCTTGCAAAAACAGCGATTATATTATCTCGACGGGAAGCATAACACAGCTTCCGATGAGCAGCAACTGTGTGGATTATATCTTTACGGATCCGCCGTTTGGCAATAACCTGATCTATTCGGAACTGAATTTTATTTCAGAATCGTGGCTTGGTATCTACACAAACAGCAAACAAGAGTCGATTGTTTCAACTTCGCAAGGAAAAAATGTAAGCGATTACAAGGAACTTATGAAGAGAGGATTTGCGGAGTATTATAGGGTCCTTAAACCGAATCGGTGGATAACCGTTGAATTCCATAATTCACAAAACTCTGTGTGGAATGCAATCCAAGAGGCAATACAGACAGCGGGATTTGTAATTGCAGATGTAAGAGTACTGAACAAACAAAAGGGAACGACGAAGCAGCTTAGTTATGCAATGGCGGTAAAACAAGATCTGGTGATCTCGGCATACAAACCAAAGGACAGCTTTCGGAAGACATTGATAGAACAGGCGGGGGCGGCAGAAACGGCATGGCTGTTTGTAAGGCAGCATTTGGCCAATATCCCTGTCGTTGTCAGAAACCATGATAGGATCGAGATCATCGCTGAACGTCAGGCTTATCTGCTCTTTGACCGAATGGTTGCCTACCATATCATGCAAGGTATTCCTGTGCCGCTGGACGCTACCGACTTTTACCGTGGCTTGGATGAGAAGTTCCTGAAACGTGATAATATGTACTTCCTGCCGGATCAGGTCAATGAGTACGACACTGCCCGTATTA